TTGGTTGGCGGACGGACGACCGATTGCCGGGACAGGCGTCTCTATCGGGACGGACGTGAGGGCGTGGGATTGCAGAAGCGACGGGGCCGTTGTCGCGGGGCCGGGGAGCGATAATGGAAGCGCAGTCAGATCATGCAGCTGCGCCAGCGCGACAGCAGGCGGTGTCGGCGGGCCAGTGGAAAGGTTGGCGGAGCTCAGAACATGCATCTGCGCCAACGTTGTCGTCTTGATGACCGCGGCCGGCGTGGCGACCGGGATTACGACAAGCGCGGCCGCGCTGGACAGCTGCTGCGCTCCCGCCACCGGGGTGCCGGCGGTGACCGACCTCGTTCCCAGCGTGTGGCCGGTTGTGACGGCAAGGGCCGACGCCAACGGCTCGGCTGTCTCGGCCCCCAGCGCGACCAAGCTGTGGCTTTGGCCTAGCGACGGCGGGCTGATGCTTGGAGTCCCGGCGGCCACGGGCTTGGCAATGATCGTGCCAGCCTCCGAGTCGCCAAGGGGGGAAACGCCAAGAGGACCAGAGCCGAGCATCAGGCCAGAAGCCGAGAAACCGTCGGCAGCATCGCGTCCGCCATAAGGCCGTAGGTTGCCGCCGTGGGGTGCAAACCGTCTTGGAGGTAGCCGGCTTGCGGGACCTCCTGGCCGTTTCCGTCAACCGTGAAGGGGATGATGGATCGGATATCGACAAAGTTCGGATATTGCTCCAGTCGGTTATGCCACGCCACCCGGAGGGCGTCTGTCGCGCCAAAGGGCTTCACCGACGGGTCGCTCGGCAGCGTTCCCCACGGCATTACCGATGCGCCGGCCGCCCGGGCGGCCGCAAATATCCGTCCCAGCCCGGCCGCCCACTTGGCGTATTCCGAGGCGGTGATCTGGGTGAAGATGTTGGGCGAGTAAGCGGACGCGATGACGAGCGTGGGAGAGATACCAGCGGCGATCATCAGCACCGTCCAAGCGGCGTAATCCCGCATGGTCATTGCGGCGTAGCCGCCCGCGCACAGCTCCACCGGCCGATCCGGTCGGGAAAGGGCGTTGCGGAGGCGATACGGCCATTGGGTGAACATCGATTGCATCCTGAACACGCCGTTGTTCGTGATGCTGTCCCCCACCGCGTAGAGGGTGTGCCCCTCCTTGCGCGCGAGATATTGGATGATGAGCGCCGGGTGTTGGAACGACTGCACGTCGCTGGTCATAAGGGCAAGATTCGAGAGCGCGTCGCCGACATATTCGCGCACGCGGTAGGACCGACCCATGCCGAAGGTCTGCTCGTCATAATCCATCGCGACGGTGGAGCCGGAACCGTTCAGGACCGGAACGGCGTTCGCGCCCGGATCGACGCGCAACCGCAGGTGCAGGATCGGCAGGCCGCCGTCCAGTCGGTCTAGAGAGGACACGCCCATCCAGTCGCTCCAGGTCACGGTCGGCGCGGCGTATGCGCCCGCGCCGGTCACCGCCGTGGCTTGGCCGGAGTTGAAGGTGGCAGACAGCCACGCACCGCCGTTCGCCGTGGGGTCTCGGGTGCCGGTGCCGGGGCCTTCGTGAAGACCCGGAGCGTTCGCGCTCGCGAGCGCGGCGGCGATCGTCTGCGCTGTCGCGAGATTGTTGACGAACCCGACCCGCACCGCGTCGAAGTGGCCCTCAAGCGTCTGCATGACATGGTAGGTCCGGACACCCGTGCCCGCGCCGATCCCAGCACCGACCATGGTACTCTGCGGCATGCGGGTCAGGATGGACGAGCGACGCGCCATGCCCTGAGCTGACGCCACGGCGTCGAAGTCAGCGGCCGCGCCCATGATGCTGACAGCCGCCGTTCCGGTCAGCACCAGCAGCGCCCCCGTGCTACTGGAGTGGAACTGGAACCTGGTCAGCGTGCCGGCGGTGGCGTCATACAGGCCGCGCCCGATTTCCCACGCCGCCCCGTCCTCGATCAGGTAGGTCACGACGGATCGGTTCGCGACACCGGCCGCAGCGAACGACCGCCGGCCAGCGACTGCGGCCCCCAACGTCAAGGGGCCCGTCCCGACGGTAGGCGTAAGGACTTTCACGCGATCATAATATGCGGCCATGCTGCCCCCCGGTTAGGTGGTGAATGCCCGACAGGAGCTTGATCGTTTACCCGCCGAGGTTCGGCAGCCGGAGTTCCTGCGCGGTCAGGGTGAAGGTGTTGCCGGCGGTGACGACCTGCGGCGCGTCCAACTCCTTCGCAATCTCAAGCCGAGATTCGGCCGATGACACGATTGCGGCGTGCGTGGCGGTGCCGGTGGCGGTGACGCTCCCCGGTTCGGCATAGACGACAGGTCGGCTAGTCACGCTTCGACCGGATGGCGTCCCATTGACGACGGGATCGGGATAGACGGTGCCGGGGCCGCCGAAGTCCTTGTTGCCGAGTGCATAGGTAGAGGTCGCCTGCGTGTAGGTCGCCGGCTCCTGCGAGCAGAGGAAGACGCGGTCTGCGGCGGCCTTGAGGGCGACAAGGCCGTTGTCCAGAATGTTGTCGTTCAAGTAGGCCATGCCGGTTACTCCTCGCCCGCCAACTGCTGGCCGAACTCGATTGCTTCATCCTCGGTCGCGAAGCTCCCGCGGTCTTCGAAGACATAGGAGTAGCCGCGGATGTTGGTTGAGCCTTCGTTCAAGGGCGGGGTCGACCCGTCCGGCTTCCCGGTAAACGGCTCCTCGAAGGTGCCGATATCCCGACGCTGGAACACATAGTAGACCTTCTCGCCGTAGTGATCGAGGTAGGAGAACATCTTCCCCTCCTCGATTAGCTTTCCCAGCGCGTCCGGCCGGCCGATCTGGTAATGGGCCGCGGTGACAGAATTGGCGAGGCTGTCGGCTGTCGCCTTGCGACGACGAAGAGGCGGGCCAGCTTCGATACGAACGGTGGAACCGATCTCGATCCGGTCGCCCTTGCGCGTGATTTCAGCCATTCGCGGCCCTCCTTAGCCGCGATACTTACCGACAAGGCCTGATCATGAACAGCCCAAATTATCCGGCTCTACGGTGGCGGCGGCGGCGACTTTTGATTACGCGGCGTTTCGCGAGGTCCTGATCGTCGACAATCGGCTTGTCGGAGTCTCGGGGGTCTTTTCGGTCGGGACGCAAGGAGGCGTCCATTTCGCCCGCTCGTTCGGGCGGCCTGGTAAGGCCCATAAGGTCGTAGATTTCGCCCACGGCCGGATCGTCGGGCAGCATCGGCGCGCCGGCGGCCGACAGCTTGGATAGCGCGTCGAGCAGCTGCTCGATGTCGCGGTCGCTGATCTCGTTGACGCCCATCTGGGGCCGGAGCTCGTCGGGCCAGCCGTTCAGATCGGCCAGCGGCACGATAATGTCGCGGTCAAAGATTTCGACCAAGTCGAGCAGGGTGGAAGTGATGGTCAGGTAGAGGGTGCCGATCTTCGACCGGGCGAGCGCGAGAGACCCAGCGCCGTCGGAACCGAGGAGCAGGTGCTCGGTGCCCATGATGCGCGCGAGGTCCTGCTTCATCTCCTTGATCGCGGCGGCGATAGCCTCGAACGACTGGCTCTCGCCGTTCAGCAGTTCCAGCGCCCACTTCGGAACCGACGACGGGGTGTTGCCCTTGTCGCCCTGCGCCATGAAGGTGTCCGAGGGGAGTAGCACACCCGTTTTCTTGTTGCGGATGTGCTTCTCGATGAACTCGCGAAGCGGCCGGAGCATGCCCTGCCGGCGGGCCTCGGCCTTTGCTCGCTCCGGCGTGCCGGCGTCGCCGGCGTCGGCGACCTCCTTCTGCAGCTCGCCGAGCGGTGCTCGGGCAATCGGGATGCCGCGCAGGTCGGTCTCGAATCCGACCTCCTCCAAGTCGAGGAAGGCACGCAGGCGGTCAGCGGTCGGCGCAAGGTGCCGGAACAGGCCCATCCCCTCCGGCTCGTCGGTCAGGGTGTCGTCGACCGCATAGATGATCTTCGCCCTGGGCAGCATGACCTCGGCCCGGCCGTTGACGCGCTGGAACACGCCCTCGACCGTTCCGCTGGGGCCGCGCTTCCACCGAACGATCGTGCGTTGGGGCCGGTGCTCGATGTCGAGGAGGCCGACCGTCCCGTCGTCCCGCATCTTCGCGGTCCACTCCATGATGGAGAAGCCGGCGAAGCGGAACATGGCGACCTTGCGGACGACGGTCGCCCAGCTGGAGGTCATATCGAACAGGATTTCGTAGGCGAGGTCGGCGTATTCCTGCGCGATCGGTTCCTCGTTGCCGTTCAGTCCCTCGGGCGGGTTTACGGTCCAGACCGCGTTCGCCAGCAGGTTGAGGATCATGCGGACGCTGGAGGCGATGATCGCGATGTCGCGGACCATGTCCTCGTAGACGTTCCACCGCTGCTGCCCGATCAGGTTCAGGCGGCGGTCGGCGTAGTAGGTCTCGCCACCGAGGAAGGTGGTCAGCGACGAGCCGAGCGTCCGAGTCGGGATTGCGGCAGCCTTGGAGAGGTCCCCCGCCTCCTCCGGCCCGGCCGCGGCGGCCTCATCCACGGTCGCCTGGTCGCCGCTCCACCAGTCGCCGATGCGCTCGAATAGCCCTCTGTCCGCCACGCCCGGCTCCTTCGTCTGTCGGGGCCGTCATATCGCAGGGCGTGGCGGCGGTCTACGCGCTGACCTACGGGGTCACGTTGTCGACGATGAACGCCTTGCCGATGCAGCACTTCTTGAACTTGAGGCCGGAGCGGCACGGGCAGGGGGCGTTGCGGCCGATCTGGGTCCGCTGGAATCCGGTCGCGCCCAGCGCCTCGGCCGAGCGCCGGGCCTCGTCCATGGCGGCGTGGATGTCGGCGGCGCGCCGGCCGGTGAAGACTTCCCGCACCCGGACCTTGCCGCCGGTCAGGTGCTCGTGGTGGACGATTCCGCGCCGCTCCTCA